CCTAAAAAATGCCCCGGGGGTGCCTAAAAGTGGAGTGATTCTACTTCTCGCTCAGGGTATACCCCTAAAGAACTACCATCGAAAGCTTCGGGAGTCGTCCATATCTCTCTCGAACTTTTTGGAATGGTACTGCAGGAGAGATGAAAGGAGGGTAGCATGCCCGCCGCACGCAAGACTGGTTCGAATGAACGTTCAAATTCTCGCGGTCGGCCCGCAGTTACCCTCGACGCGAGAGAAGAGCAGCTGGTTTCGCTCGCAACAGATCTGGCAGAGAAGCAAATGTCGGAAGGCACTGCTTCAGCTCAGGTGATCACGCACTATCTTCGTCTTGGCACTACTCGAGAGCGTCTAGAGCAGCAGAAACTCCGTAACGAGGTTCATCTGCTTGAAGTTCGCGCCGAGCAAGCTGCCACGGGTAAGAACATTGAGGAACTCTACGGTAAGGCCATCAGTGCGATGCGTTCTTACGCGGGCGACCCTCAACCTCAGGACGACGATGACAATTACTAGGCACTACTTCCAGTTACGTCGTCTTGAGACTTTCGAAGAGCGATTCGAGTACCTATCCCTACGAGGACAGGTTGGTATCGCTACTTTCGGATTCGATCGGTATCTAAACCAGGGTTTCTACACATCTAGAGAGTGGAAACTCGCTCGAAACGATGTGATTGTGCGTGATAACGGCTGTGATCTAGGTGTCGAAGGCTTTGAGATTCACTCTCGCCTTCTGGTGCATCACATGAATCCCGTTGCTCCTGAGGACTTTGATGATGACGGTGAGCATATGCTCGACCCCAGATTCCTCATTACGACAACGCACAGAACCCACAACGCCATTCATTATGGCAACGCAGACCTTCTAGCACGACCATTTAGGCCACGAGAACGTGGCGACACCAAACTCTGGTAGTAGAAAGGACACGTCATGCCTCCTCTGAATTTGCTATTCACAATTCGTGGACGTCCGATCAAGCCAGTGTCGTTAGCTCTCATGAATACCATGTTCATCATCGGCACCCTCGCAATCTTTGACCTCGGGGTTCTCCTCGACTCAAGGTGGGGGGATGTCATCGGGGGGATGGCGTTTGTAGTTGCATTATTCTTTATCTACGCATGGTACAAGAACTCTCAGACACTGGCTGAATGGGCCCTCATTGGGGCTTTCTTCATCTGGGGCTTCCGATTCTGGGCGATTATCATTCTGAATGGGTGGAACGTTGTTAGTACCGAAGGTTGGTACTTTTCTGCTTGTTGGATGCTTCTCGCTGGAGGGAGTTGGCTTCTAGAGCGTACCGATCCAAATTCGATCGTAAAGAATCGGGGCGCTAAATGGACCCGGCGCTGATCGCACTGCTAGCGCTTCTAGCGAGTGCGCTGCAGGTAGCCATCCTTCGAATCATCGACTACTACTACCCTCGAGGCCACACACACTCGGGAGATCGCATTGCAGAGACCAAGGCTGAGCGAGATGTTCGGCACCAGGCTCTTGCAGACGATCGAGAGAAGACGATCGCGCACGAAGATGATGACTTCGATGTAATTGACGACTCAGACACCTAGGAGGTGACATCATGTATGAGAGCATTCTAACGGGAACCAAGAAGAACCTCGGAATTGACACGGCATATACTGCGTTTGATCCCGACATCATTATGCACATCAACTCGGTCTTCTCAATTCTCAACGGAATTGGGTTGGGCCCCGCTGAAGGCTTCATGATCGATGACGACACCGCCGAGTGGGCTGAGTTCATGGGTACAGACAACCGTCTGAACTCGGTTAAGACGTATGTGTACCTTCGGGTGCGGATGTTGTTCGACCCACCGACCACGTCTTATATGATCACTGCTCTCGAAGCTCAATACAAGGAGATCGAGTGGCGTTTGAGCATTCAGCGCGAGTCTGTTGCATGGGTTGACCCAGATCCGCCTGTCCTCGTCGACGATTTGTACGACGGTGGGAACATCAACAGTAGCGGAGACACCTACGACGGCGGGATGCCATAGGAGGAGTTGTGCCTACTACGTTTCTGCTCCGCCGTGGGACATACGCCGACTGGCAAACAAAGAACCCTCGTCTCCATGAAGGAGAGATTGGGTACGAGCTCGGGTCGTGGCGGTACAAGATCGGTGATGGTGTTCGGAACTGGAATGACCTTCCATATTTCTCGAACGAAGCACAGACCGAGGCGTTTGTCATTGCCAAGGTCGCCGAACTTTCTGTAACTGTCTCCGGGGTGACCCAGGCAGAACTCACCGCCCACGTAGACTCGGAGGATCCGCATCTGAATTACGATTCGGGTGTTGATCTGGTTCTCCTCTACCTCAATGCAAAGGTGTGACCCATGTCTTCTCTTTCAACTAGGCTCAGTGATCTCATCACTGCGGTCGGTACCGACTACAAGACGATCAAGACCATGATGACTGGCTCTGCTGCTGGTGATCTTACTGGTCTGACAACTACCGCGAAGTCTTCTCTTGTCGCAGCCATCAACGAGGTCAAGGGCAGCGCGGGATGGACTCCTGTCGATGCGTCTGAGACCGTCAAGGGCATCGCCGAACTTGCCACTCAGACTGAGACCAACACGGGAACTGACGATCTTCGTATTGTCACTCCTCTGAAGTTCCAGACTCGACTGGCAGCATTCGCTCAGCCGCTCGACTCGGATCTGACGGCAATCGCGGCACTCACTACGACTGCATACGGGCGCGCATTCCTGGCACTCGCAGATCAGACAGCACTTCAGGCGCTTCTCGGTCTTGACACCGACGGTCTTCTTGCTGCCAATAGTGATGCGAAGCTAGCAACTCAGAAGGCAGTCAAGACTTACGTCGACGCTCACCTGGATGCTAACAACGCGTTCCAGTACAAGGGCGTTCTCGACTGTTCGACCAACCCCAACTACCCTGCAGCTTCTGCCGGCTGGGCATACAAGGTTAGTGTCGCCGGTAAGATCGGTGGCGCTTCAGGTCTGGTCGTCGAGGTCGGGGATACTCTGATCTGTACTGTCGACTCGACTGCGTCTGGTACTCAGGTTGCTGTTGGCGCAAACTGGATCATCCTCCAGACCAACATCGATGGTGCTATGGTCGGCCCGGCAAGTTCAGTGGCCTCGAACCTTCCTACGTTCTCCGGAACCACGGGTAAGGTCATCCAGGACTCTGGTGTTGCGGTCTCGATCGATGGCACTCTTGCCGGAAATGTCGACACGAAGCTCCCGACTGAGAAGGCGATCCGCACATATCTTGCGGCAAACTTCTACAACACAACTGCAATCGGAAACCCTGACACCGACCTGGTTGCGCTGTACACCACTGCTAAGATCTAGTCATGGACCTGGCAGGGCGTCTTGCGGCGCTAATCACAGCATTGGGTACAGATTTCAAATCTCTGAACACGCGTCTCGCTGCTCTTGAAGGCGTTTCGCCAAACGTCCAGGTCTTCACTACTCAAGGCGCAAACTCGTGGCTGAAGCCAACCAACGCAAAAACAGTTCGTGTCATGCTCATCGCCGGTGGCGGTGGCGGAGGCGGAGGTCGTTGCGGTCTTACTGCTGTTGCACGTGGTGGCGGCGGAGGCGGAGGTGGCGGGGGATTCTCCTTTGCTGACTTTGACGCTATAGATCTTACGACAACTGTCACAGTCACTGTGGGGGCTCCTGGTGCTGCTGGAACTTCCGTTGCTGCAACTGGTAACGGCGGTAACGGTGGCCAGGGTGGCGCTACGACCTTCGGCGCGTATCTCATCACTAGTGGTGGGTATGGTGGCGGCGGTTCGACTGGTGCTGCTGGCTCTGCTGGTGGTGCTGGTACTGGGCATATTCTAGGTGGCACAGCGGGTGCAGGATCTTCGGGTGCTGCTGTCGGTGGTTCATCAGGTAACAACCCAGTTACTACTGGTGGAGGTGGTGGCGGCGGTTTGAGCACTGCCAACGCACTTCTTGCTGCTGGTGCTGGTGGTACGTCATATTCCACTGCTACAACTGGCGCTGCAGCCAACGCTGCTGGGTCAAATGCACTAACAGATCACGCTCTAGGCGGCGGAGGTGGTGGCGGTGGTTCGGCGTCGATCGCGGGTGTTGCTAACGCTGGCGGTGCTGGTGGGCGTTACGGTGGTGGCGGTGGCGGGGGCGGTGCTTCTATTAACGGCATGCTTGCTGGTGCAGGAGGTCTTGGTGGCATCGGCATCGCAGTAGTCATCACAGACTTCTAGGAAGGAGGACACTAATGGCACGAACTACAATCATCAAGTTTCGTAGAGGATCTTCGGCCGGCTGGACGTTCGCAAACCCAGTTCTGTCTTCCGGCGAGCCTGGCTATGAGGAAGGAACCGGTCAGTTCAAGATCGGCGATGGCGTAACAGCCTGGAACAACCTTCCGTATCAAGGGTCTGGTGGTTCTGGAGGTGGCGGTGTTGGTCCTAGAGGTCCACAGGGTCTAAAGGGAGACACAGGTCTTCAGGGCATTCAAGGCATTCAAGGCATTCAAGGGCTCAAGGGCGACAAAGGTGACCAGGGAATCCAAGGTATTCAGGGAATTCCTGGAAACGATGGTGTCGGTACCGGAGGCGGCGCAAAGGGAGACAAGGGCGACCAAGGTGTTCAGGGTATTCAGGGCATTCAAGGTGTTCCTGGCGTTCCTGGAAACGACGGCGCCGCTGGAACCCAAGGCATTCAAGGCGTTAAGGGGGATACTGGTCTTCAGGGAATCCAAGGCGTCAAGGGTGACACTGGTCTTCAAGGTATTCAAGGCATCCAGGGCGTCAAGGGTGATAAGGGTGACACGGGTTCTCAGGGTATCCAGGGAATTCCAGGTCCGAACACAGCAGATCATGCCTACACGGATGCAGCCATCGATGCTCACGAGGCTCTTGCTGATCCTCACCCATCGTACATGTCACTTACGGCTGGGGACGCTCGATATTCTCCTCTTGTGAATGGTGACCATAAGGTATTCTTCGGTGGAATTCAGCCGTCGGGCAGCCTTGCCCCATATGTCTGGTTTGTCCCCAATGGAGATGGCACATACAGCATCTTCCAGGACAGTGCAGGAGCTGCTACACCTCCTGGTGCTCCGACTCTGGTCACGCCAGTCGCTGGCAACGGAAGTGTGTCACTTACATGGACGCCTCCTATTTGGGATGGCGCGTCTACGATCACTGACTACGTCATTGAGAAATGCATCGATGGCACAAATTGGATTCCGTGCACCGATGCGGTTTCAACTCTTGCCTCGGCAACTATTACTGGTCTTACAAACAACCAGACGCTGACGTTCCATGTTGCAGCGGTCAATGCAATCGGTAGAGGCGCATATTCTACACCGTCTCCTCCTGTTACTCCTATTGCTCCGGCAACTATTCCCGGAGCGCCTACTGGTTTGGTCGCGACTGCTGGTGATACAACAGCCTCGTTGGTTTGGACAGCTCCTGCCAGTGATGGTGGTCGCACGATCTCTCAGTACACGATTCAGAAGAGCACCGACTCTGGAGCGACATGGGTTCCTTATGCTAACACAGGATCAACCCTTACTAATGCCACGGTTACTGGACTTACAAACGGCGTTCCCGTGATCTTCCAGGTTGGTGCTATCAATAACATCGGTTCTGGGCAATGGTCGGCATCATCTACATCAGTCACACCGGCTGCTGCAGCTGTACACCCGACGATTCGCGGAAAGGCTAGTGCTGTAGGCAGTCCTGTTAGTCAAATCCCATATGCAAACTGGGATGTTGCTCCTGTAGCCGGCGACAAGTTGGTCGCATTCCTAGACTTCTACGCTCAAGGTCTTTGGGACCCGCTGGGTGAGACGGCATACGTCGGTGGAATCACTGGTGTAGTTGGGTGGACTCAGGAAGCAATTGCAGGCGATGGTGGAGTTAGTCCTGGCGATCGTGTGACATACGTCTACAAGAGAACTGCCGATGGAACTACCAACGACAGAATCGCGTGGGGTGGTGAAACCGCTAAGTGTGTGGCCCACATGGTCGCGGTTAAGGACAGTGCAACTGGAGTTATCTCTGCTTTCGCTACAAACAACAACACCTCTGCTGCTATGACTACTGTCAATCTGCCAACAGCACCTGCGCCACAGGTTAACGATCTGGTTCTTACGCACTTCGCTATTGGTCATGACACAGAAACAACCGGTGGATCGTTTACACCTCCGACTGGTATGACTGAGGTGCTTGACACGTCGCAGGGATCTCTGTATGCCTGTACTGATTCTGAAACATTTGTGTCTGGGACTATTCGTCAAGCCACAATGGCAAGTAGTTCTGGAAACCAGATTCAACTCATGTCATCGGTGGTGATTCGGTAATGCTTAATCCAATTGACATAAGCACGCACCCAAGTGCTTACACGCCAAATCACGACCATGCACACACAATCAGTTTGATGCCTCACGTTAAGCACACGTCTGGGATGGCAGGAACTTGCAATCTCGAGTATGCTGATCAAGTCATCATCTTGAATGACTCGACTACATATTTCAACCTTCCGACTCCCTTCCCAAGGAATCGGAATCCTTCATCTGGAAGCCTATACTACCCAGGTGGTCCGTCCTTCATTCAGGACACTGAGAATGTTGGGTTCTCTCGCAAGAAGCACACCTCCCCCAACTATCCTGAGGGTGGTTTTGTAGGCACTTCTGTTGCTGACTATGCTCAGAACAGCTACAAGCCAGGCGAGGTATATTCCTGGGAGATGAACGGCGCACTTATGGCCGTCACTGTCATTCAGGACGACGTAGGTGGACGAACAATCCCCGGTTGGCGTCAGTTCAAGACAACTTCGGGCTTTTCGAACTACGACCTTTCGCCGCAGCCGGCACAACCCGACGCAACTCCATATAAGGCGACAACTTACATCTTCAAGGGTATGGGTATCTTTGTTGGGTGGGTTCCTATCGCTGTACACTCTGGCCATATTCCGTTCTTGCGACCCATTAAGAGTTCGATGAGTTCTTATGTTCGTGGTTTCACGACGCAAGATGGGTCGGATGATGGACTTGCTTCGGGAGCAATCGCTGACTTTATGAAGTTTCCGACTGCAATCCGGAAGTATTTCTACGACCTTGGTCTGTGGGTGAACCCGAGCAACAAGGGCGAAATTAATGCTGGAGCGATGTCTCCAGAACTTCTTGCAAGCAATGGAAGTGTCGGAACAGTGCAGCAATTGGGTGGTCAAACTGCCCAATCCTATGGCGAATCCTGGTTTAACCAGAACATCACCAATGGCGCAGACCGAACTGCAGCCCACGAGTATGGCCACTTGATCGATGCCGTCATTTACCAGAGTGGAATCTGGGAAGATGGTCGTGATCTATTGGTCCAGACTGGTCAGAGGTATGTCAACGTTCTTAACCGGCGTGAATCTTCGAATTCGCCGAACTTCACTAGGCGATGCCACAGTCTGTCCGAGGATCCTACCCTTCAGACATATTTCTTCCAATCACTCGAACTCTACAAAACTGCTCCTTGGTCAGGTTCTCAGATGTACAACATTGGTCTATGGGGTATTCGACTCGTAGGACTCGATGTCCTTCCAGAGTGGATCCCACCTGTTGTATCTGGGTTCATCGTCGGCTTGACAGATCAGACGGCAGGAGACGCACAAATGCTTTGTGCAATCCCTCCGAGTTTGCTAACTCCTGTCAAGAACTACCTCTCAACACAAGTGTTCGGTTCTGGCGGTCTTGGTCTCATCTAGGAAGGAGGAACAATGGGCACAGCAATCGTAGCAATCCCGAAACAGGATGACTATGTCTGGAACATCTCGTCTGAGAAGATTCCACACATGACTATCTTGTTCTTGGGGGAGCAGGCAAGCAACCCAGAACTTCCTCACATCGAGGAGTTTCTGGGACACGTCATAAATACGACTCTCGGCCGTTTCAGTATGACGGTTGATCATCGTGGAGTTCTTGGCGCTGACAACGCGGACGTCGTCTTCTTTGAAGATGACTACTCCAAGATGCTCAAGAAGTTCAGAGAAACGTTGCTACAAGACCCGGCCATATTTCAGGCGTACGAGTCTACTCCTCAGTTCGAGGGATGGACTCCGCACCTGACGCTTGGGTACCCAGCAACACCAGCCAAGAAGGACACTCGAGAATACCCCGGTATTAGTTGGGTGAACTTCGACAGGATCGCCATCTGGACTGGTGACTTCGTCGGAACAACGTTCGATATTCCAAATGGGGACAGTGAGGTGATGAGTATGAGTGGGGCAGAAGCGGCTGAGGATGTCCTCAAGCACTTCGGTGTTCGAGGGATGCGTTGGGGAGTTCGAACAGATAGGACTCCCAAGGCCCCGTCTTCAGCAGACGCCTCGAGGGCTCAGGACCACGCCAGTATTGTTAAGAAGAGCGGGACCAAGGCCCTCAGCAACAAAGAACTCCAGGAACTGGTAACAAGGATGAACTTGGAGCAGCAGTATTCCAACCTCTCGTCCAACAAGGGCCGAGTTAAGAAGGGCGAAAAGGCTGCTAAGGACATCCTTAAGGTTGGCAAGACTATCAACGAGGTAGTCACATTTGCCAACTCTTCTGCTGGCAAGGGAATTGCGAAGGCACTTAAGAAGGCTTGGAAGGCAGCAGTCTGAAGGGAGGGCGTATGAGCCTATCGAACATAGCGACACCGAGATATTACTATCAGTTTCGCGCAAAGGTCCTCCTCGGAGAGATTCCCGTAAACAGGGAAGTAACTCTGGAGATGAATCGCATTGATGCGCTCATCGCCGATCCCAACATCTACTATGACGACGAGGCCGTTGAGGGATGGGTTCGCTATTGCGAGAACGAACTCACCCTTACCGATGGATCTGACGTTCACCTGCTTGATTCATTCAAGTTGTGGGGAGAACAGATCTTCGGGTGGTTCTTCTTCGTAGACAGAAGTGTCTACCAGCCAGGAAAGGATGGCGCCGCTGGAAAGTACGTCACTAAGACGATCAAAAAGCGGCTCATCTCTAAGCAGTTCCTCATCGTCGCTCGTGGTTCCGCCAAATCGATGTATGCGTCGTTCATTCAGAGTTACTTCTTGAATGTCGACACAAGTACCACGCATCAGATTACTACGGCTCCGACGATGAAGCAGGCGGAAGAAGTGATGTCGCCCATGCGTACGTCCATCACGCGTGCGCGAGGCCCTCTGTTTGCATTCCTTACAGAAGGTTCTTTGCAGAACACAACTGGCTCTAGGGCCATGCGTGTGAAGCTGGCATCAACGAAGAAGGGTATCGAGAATTTCCTTACGGGGTCAATTGTCGAAATCCGTCCCATGTCCATCAACAAACTGCAGGGCCTTAGGCCTAAGGTGTCCACTGTCGATGAGTGGCTATCTGGCGATATTCGTGAGGATGTCGTCGGTGCTATCGAGCAGGGTGCGTCGAAGCTTGAGGATTATCTGATTGTAGCGATCAGTTCCGAGGGAACAGTTCGAAACGGTTCAGGCGACACCATCAAGATGGAGTTGGCTGACATCCTCAATGGCAATTACCTTGCACCACATGTTTCGATCTGGCATTACAAGTTGGATGAGCTCGAGGAGGTAGGTGACCCGGCCATGTGGCCGAAGGCAGCACCCAACCTCGGATTGACTGTCACCTATGAGACTTATCAACTTGATGTCGAGCGCGCCGAGAAGGCGCCTGCTGCGAGGAATGATATTCTCGCCAAACGGTTCGGGATTCCCATGGAAGGGTTTACGTACTTCTTCACATACGAAGACACTCTCCCCCACCGTCCGCGCGAATTCTGGGATCTGCCCTGTGCTATGGGTGCAGACCTCTCGCAGGGTGATGACTTCTGTGCATTCACGTTCTTGTTCCCGCTTAAGCGAGACGAGTACGGTGTCAAGACACGAAGTTATATTACCGAACTTACGCTGATGAACCTCCCAGGAGCAATGCGTAGTAAGTACCAAGAATTCATCGATGAAGGAAGTCTATTCGTTCTTAGCGGAAAGACTCTCAACATGATGGAGGTCTACGACGACCTGGATGCACACATCATCGATAAGCGGTACGACGTACGGGCCTTTGGATTTGACCCGTATAATGCCAAGGAGTTCATTGAACGCTGGGAAGCGGAGAATGGGCCTTTCGGTATTGAGAAGGTTATACAGGGGTCCCGGACCGAATCGGTTCCTCTTGGTGAACTCAAGATTCTTAGCGGTGAGCGACTGCTCATCTTTGACCAGAGTCTTATGTCGTTTGCCATGGGTAATGCGATTACTCTTGAAGATACCAACGGGAACCGAAAGCTCTTGAAGAAACGTCGTGAAGACAAGATCGACAATGTGTCAGCTCTTCTCGATGCGTACGTTGCGTATAAAGCCAACAAGGAGGCATTCGAATGATTCCAGACAAGCCTTCCTTAGAGGAGGCTTTGGCACACTTTGGTGTAAGAGGCATGCGATGGGGAGTCCGAAGTGCGTCAAGCACTACTAACCGGTCCCTCAACAAAGCCTCGAGAGCCAAGGATAAGGCCTCGAGAACCAAGGCACAGGCTGAAAGAGGAACACAGATCGACGCAGCAAGAAGTCGAATCTCCACTGGGAAAAGCAAGCAGGACTACAAAAAGGCCCGCGCCCAGTACAAGATCGATAAGAAGGTCATCGGCAGTAGAGAAGCCAGAAAGGTTCTCAACAAAGCCAAGAACAAGCGCCTCAACGACTACAACACTGCGTCCGAAGCAAAGAATGGCAAGGAGTTGGCCAAGCAAATCTTGGCCGCTTACGCAGCCGACAAACTAGTCAGAGATCTCACCTCTCCGATTCGTTAGTGTCAACCAACTACGAGAGAGGAGGTGACACATGGTAGGAATTCGTGAGCGTTTGTCTCACGCCTGGAACGCATTCACCGGACAAGACGCAGGATCTGGAGGTAATTTCGGAGACTACGGCTACGTAAGTAGTTATGGTGGCCGTCCAGACCGAGCTCGTCTTCGAGTTACCAACGAACGATCCATCATCTCCTCTATCTATACTCGACTTGCAATCGATGTTGGGCAGAACGAGTTTCGGCACGTTCGACTTGACGATCAGAATCGCTACATCGAAGATCTCGACAGTGCTCTCAATGAGTGCTTGACACTAGAGGCCAATATCGATCAAGGTGCTGGCGCTCTTCGTCGAGACATGGCTATGTCGCTCTTTGACAAGGGCGTCATTGCTATCGTGCCAGTCGATACAACACTCGATCCAACGAAGTCTGGTTCATTCGATGTCAGATCGCTTCGTATCGGAGAGGTAACTCAATGGTATCCGAAGCACGTCAAGGTGAGTGTCTATAAGGAAGAGGTGGGGCAGCGAGTCGAGATCATTCTGGAGAAGAAGTTTGTAGCCATCATTGAGAACCCGCTTTACTCAGTGATGAACGAATCCAATTCAACTCTCCAGCGACTCTTGCGCAAACTCAACATTCTGGACCAGGTCGACGAGCAAAGTGGATCTGGTAAACTCGACATCATCATCCAGTTGCCTTACGTCATCAAGTCTGAGGCTCGAAAGCAGCAGGCCGAACAGCGACGCAAGGACATTGAGTTCCAGCTGAAGGGAAGTCAGTACGGCATCGCCTACACTGATGGAACTGAGAAGATCACTCAGCTGAACCGCCCCGCCGAGAACAACCTTCTGGGTCAGATCGAATACCTAACTAAGCTTCTCTACAGCCAGTTGGGTTTGACCGAAGAGGTTATGAATGGCACCGCCGATGAAGCCACCATGTTGAACTACATGAACCGGACAATCATCCCGATCATTGATGCTATTAATGAAGGTATGAACCGGACGTTCCTCACCAAGACGGCAAGGTCTCAGAAGCAGAGGATTCTCTACTTCTATGATCCGTTCAAGTTGGTTCCGCTGTCTCAGATCGCTGAGATTGCAGACAAACTGACGCGGAACAAGATCCTTACGGCGAATGAGGTTCGAGGCATCATTGGCTACAAGCCGGCGAATGATAAGGGTGCTGACAAGTTGGTCAACGCCAACATGCCGACAACTCCTCCAGCAATTGCGCCGGCCGACGGACAAGTCCCGCCGCCGATTCAAGGAACTATTGAACGACTGCCAGTAAAACCAGACGGCACTAGTCCGTCGTCACAGAATCTGAAGGGAGCAAGCCAAAATGGTACCTGATTTCAGCGGTTACGCCACCAAGGCTGGGCTCAAGTGTTCCGACGGCCGCACCATCATGCCGGATGCTTTCAAGGACCAGGATGGAATTACGGTTCCTCTGGTTTGGCAGCATGGACACAAGGAGCCGGCTAACGTTCTTGGCCACGCGGTTCTCGAACACCGAGCCGACGGCACGTACTGCTACGCGTACTTCAACGACACGCCTGCAGGACAGAACGCCAAGGCCCTTGTCATGCACAAGGACATCACTCAGCTCTCGATCTACGCTAACCAGCTCGTTGAGCGGGCGAAGCAGGTCTTCCACGGAGCAATCAAGGAGGTCAGTCTCGTGCTGTCTGGCGCCAACCCTGGCGCACTCATCGACCAGGTCGCGATTCGTCACTCTGACGGATCTCTCGAAGAACTCGAGGACGACGTGATCATCTACACCGGTCTTGCTCTAGAGCACGAGGACAAGCCGGCAAACAAGATCGAAGGCGAGCCGGAAGTCGACGCCGATGAGGACGAGACTGACGAGCCTGTCGTCGAGCACGCGGGTCCTGACACCACCATGCAGGATGTCTATGACACCCTGGATGAGGACCAGTTGGACCTCGTGCACTTTATGATCGGTGCGGCCCTTGAGACTGCCGCCGTTCAGCACAGCGACACCGACGATGGTACTGCTGCTTCAGAGGATGCTGATGGCACCGACGAGGATGCAGACGCCGACAACGGTACCGACAGCACCACCAGCACCGAATCAGACACCAGCGACGAGGCCAACCTCGAGCACAAGGAAGGAAACACTGAAATGGGCGTCAAGCGCAACGTGTTCGAGCAGAACGAGGCCGACGGTACTGCCGACGGTTCGTCCTCGAAGTTCACTCTCACCCACGACGACATGATGAGCATCGTCGAGGACGCCAAGAAGGGCGGTTCTCTCAAGGAGGCCGTTGAGGCGTTCGCTCTTGCTCACAACATCGAGGGCATCGAGAACCTGTTCCCGGATGCTCAGCTCCTGGACAACCGTCCCGAGTTCGTCAAGCGTCAGACCGAGTGGGTCACGAAGGTCATCGGTGGCACTCGTCACTCGCCGTTCTCCCGCATCAAGTCCGTCATCGCGGACGTGACGTTCGAAGAGGCTCGTGCCCGTGGTTACGTCAAGGGTTCGCTCAAGCGCGAGGAGTTCTTCAAGCTCTCCGCCCGGAAGACGACCCCGACCACCATCTACAAGAAGCAGGCGCTGGACCGCGACGACGTCGTCGACATCACCAGCTTCGACGTGGTGGCGTGGCTCAAGTTCGAGATGAAGATGATGCTCGAGGAGGAGCTCGCGCGTGCGATCCTCATCAGTGACGGCCGCGATGTGGCTGACCCTGACAAGATCAACGAGGACAACATCCGTCCCATCTCCAAGGAGCACGAGCTCTACGCTACGACTCTGTTCGTCAACACCAAGGACACCAACTCCTCGGCTGCTGGCAACGCCGGCGAGATCCTCGATGCAGTCATCGCGGGTCGTCGTTTCTACAAGGGTTCCGGAATGCCCACGTTCTACACCACCGAGAACGTCATCGCGATCTTCCTCACGCAGCGCGACACCCTCGGGCGCCGTGTCTACAGGACTCTCGATGAGGTTGCGGCCGACCTGCGCGTTGCAGAGGTCGTCCCGGTCGAGGTCATGGAGGACGAGGCCGACCTGCTCGGAATCATCGTCAACCTTCAGGACTACACCATCGGTGCCGACAACGGCGGCGAGCTCAACATGTTTGACAACTTCGACATCGACTACAACAAGCTCAAGTACCTGATGGAGACCCGCTGCTCTGGCGCTCTCACCAAGGTCAAGTCCGCACTTGTTCTCCGTCGTACTGCCAACGCGGCAGCTGTCCTGGTTGTTCCGACTGAGCCCACGTTCGTTGAGGCCACCGGTGTCATCACCATCCCGACCGTCACCGGCGTTGTCTACAAGAACGAGGCCGGCACGACCCTCACCGCTGGTGCTCAGGCGCCGACGGTGTCTGGCGTTGCAACGCTGGTCCACGCCTTCCCGTCGACCAACGCGTACTTCTTCGCCAACGACGAGCAGGATGAGTGGATCTTCACTCGCGCGTAGTCACAGATAGGTAGGCACCCGATGGCAAAGTTCTATGGCAAGATCGGGTATGGAGAGGCCGAGGAATCTGCTCCTGGTGTGTACACCGATGTCATTACCGAGCGCGACTATTACGGTGATGTCGTCAAGAATACACGCAAACTTTCAGAGGGCGAGTTCCTGAACAACGACCTTTCTGTGCAGAACATGATCAGCATCGTAGCCGATGCGTACGCCAACGAACACTTCTTTGCCATCCGCTATATTCAGTGGGCGGGGGCTTTGTGGACGGTTTCAGACGTCGAAGTGCAAAGCCCTCGCCTCCTGCTGCGGTTGGGAGGTGTTTACAATGGCCCCACGGGTGGATCTCCAGGCCCTTCTTGAGGAAGTTCTGGGATCCGATCGCGTATATTTCCAGCCCCCTAACAACGTGGTGCTGAGTTACCCGTGCATCGTCTACAAGCGCGATTCTGCTAGGACCAAGTTCGCCGACAACGATCCTTATCTGCGCTATAAGCGCTACCAGGTGACTGTCATGGACAAGGATCCTGATAGTGCGATCCCTGACAAGGTCGCGGCCCTGCCTAGGTGCCTGTTTGACAGGTTCTTTACTGCAGGACAACTCAACCATGACGTCTTCAACATCTTCTTCTAAGGAGAATAGCAATGACCCGAGTTCTTTGGGATTCAGTTGGCGAGCGGTACTTCGAGACCGGCGTCGATCGTGGAGTCCTGTACATCCCCAATGCCGGCGTCTACGACAACGGCTACGCATGGAACGGTCTGACCGGTGTCACCGAGTCGCCTTCGGGTGCCGAGGCAACACCGATCTACGCCGACAACATGAAGTACCTCAACCTGATCTCCGCCGAGGACCTCAGTGGCACGATCGAGGCCTTCACCTACCCGAACGAGTTCGCACAGTGCGACGGTTCGTCGATCCAGAACGTCGGCGTCAGCGTTACGCAGCAGGCACGCAAGCAGTTCGGCCTGTGCTACCGCACCAAGAAGGGCAACGACGTCTCTGCTTCGGACTACGGCTACAAGCTTCACCTTGTGTACGGCGCCAACGCGGCTCCGTCGGAGAAGGCTTACGCCACGGTCAACGACTCGCCTGAGGCTCTGGCCTTCAGCTGGGCATTCTCGACGACTCCGGTCGCCGTGAGTGGGCTCAAGCCGTCCGCACTCCTCGTCGTCGACTCGACGCTGGTCCTCGCCGCCAACCTGACGGCACTCGAGGACGCCCTGTATGGGACGGCCGGTACCTCGCCGCGTCTTCCCCTGCCGGACGAGGTCATCGCCATGTTCGCCGGCGCCCAGACCGCAGTGACCCCGACCGCGCCGACCTTCGTGTCGACCACCGGTGTCATCACGATCCCGGTCGTCACTGGCGTTACCTACCGTCGTGCCGACACCAACGCGATCGTCACCGGCACCACGACCATCGCTGGCACCACCGGTGCTTCGCTGGTCATCACGGCCACTCCGGCGTCTGGTCTGTACAAGTTCACGGCCAACTCCGACAACGACTGGTCGTTCGTCCGGACTGCGTAGTCCACATCTGACAGAAAGGAGGCCAGAGAATGCTCACTATCATCGTTCCAGGAGTCGATCTCTTCGACGAATCCGTCCAAGAGTTCAAGACTTCAGAGGACTTCACTTTGCACCTTGAGCATTCTCTGGTCGCCCTGTCAAAATGGGAGCAAACATTTGAAAAGCCGTTCCTAGGCAGAGAACCAAAGACAACTGCCGAAGTGATTGCTTACATCAGGTGCATGACAATTACTCCGGACGTGCCTTCTGAGGTATACGTCAGATTGTCTTCTGAGAATTACGCGGCTGTTAACCAGTACATCAACCAAAAGATGACCGCCACCTGGTTCTCTGAAGACAATCGTCCTCCCTCAAGGGAGATCATCACGTCCGAACTGATCTACTTCTGGATGGTCGCACTTCAGATCCCATTCGAGTGCGAGACATGGCATCTTAATCGGCTGTTTACGCTAATCAAGGTCACAAACCTGAAGCAACAGACTGGTAAGAAGATGTCGACTAGTCAAGCGCTTCGCCAACAGGCGGAGTTGAACGAAAGACGACGTGCAGAACTAGGAACCCGAGGCTAGGGAGGTGTATCCATGACAAAACTTAGCTGGGGCACTCCTGGCGAACGCTTTTACGAGACAGGTGTAGACAAGGGCGTCCTGTACGTTGACGACGTCGGCTATGCCTGGAACGGTCTGATCTCTGTACAGCAAAAATCCTCCGGAGGAGAACTTACCCCACATTACTTGGATGGATTCAAGTATGCAGAGACAACCTCAATCGAGGAATTCGACGGGTCTATCGAAGCGTACTCCGCCCCAAAGGCGTTTGCTGCTTGCGATGGAACTCTGACTCTTGCGCCAGGTCTTTCAGCGACACGTCAGCCTCACAAGAGGTTTGGTTTGTCGTATAGGACTCTCGTTGGCAACGACGTAGACGGCCTGGAGCATTCGTACAAGATTCACCTGATCTACAATGCTCGAGCGTCTGCTTCTGAGAAGAACAACCCGACTGTCAAGGATTCTATTGAGCCTTTGACATTCAGTTGGCCGGTAACGGCTGTTCCGAAGGCATCGTCTCTATTCCGTCCAACAGCGCACTTTATCGTGGAGTCTGCAACGGCAGACCCGGCTCGTTTGGCTGCTCTCGAGGCAAAGCTGTATGGAACAGACCTAGATCTGCCATATTTGCCTAGTATTACCGAGGTCATTACGACTTTGGCACCGCAAGCAGAAATTCCCCCGGTGGTGGTCCCAGATCCGGTGATCGGAACTGTTTCCGACTATGCTACTACCGGATCAACATCGTGGCTTGGCCCAGTTGATCTGACTTGTGCGCCACTCACCACGCTGCTTCTTGTCTTCGCTGGCAAGGGCGGAACCGTAACTAGTTTGACCGATGTCACCTACAACGGTGTATCTCTTCTCAAACTAGACACGTCAGCATCGCCCTCGTCTTCTGTAGGACGAGAGATCGAAATCTGGTACATGCTCAACCCGCCAACAGGTGCTGCATATCAGCTGATTCAGAAGAATGCCTCTGGTTCCTACCAACGACTCACCGCTATGCAGGTGTCAAACACCGGATCATATCCGTTCACAACTGTGGGTAAGGCAGCGGCTTCTTCTGGGACTTCGATCGCATGTTCAGCAGGTACTGGAGGGGCCGTCTATGTAGGCGCAACTCTTCTTGGTGGTTCGGACCTTCCGGTATACAGTGGTGGAGATACAACCATCGGTGTTCCAGACGTGTCCAATGCGGCAATGCCTTGGAAGACCATGACATCCACCGACGCAAACCTGGCTGCAACATGGGCAACTTCTCAGCCCAATGCTGCGGTTATTGTGGGTCTCATCGGTGGTACAACAGCGCCTCCGACAGGATCTAACAACCCTCTGGCAATGCCTACTGGAACTGTCGTTAGTCATGGAACCACGTATACGCCGATCTGGAGTGAAGACTTCAACACGGATGCTGTACTTGGTACGTTCACCAACGTCAATGCGAGCAGTGGGGCGCTAGCCACTCCTGCGGCATACGTCAACAAGATCAATGCCTACCCATACAACTGGGGAGACACGGACTACAAGAACAACGGTAATGGTGCAGTTCCTTGGCGTGGTGGTATCTATCACCCAGCTAAGACTATGAGTGTGTCTGGCGGACAGCTTCACCTCCACCTGTGGACTGAAGGCGCCAACACGCACCCATGGGTTGCTGCTCCAGGGCCAAAGCTTCCTTCCGCGTTCCTTTACGGGCGAACTGCCATCCACTTCAGGGTTCCTCACGGTTCCAATTCGATGAAGTTGGCGTGGTTGCTCTGGCCGGACGACGACCAATGGCCGTTGCATGGTGAGATCGACTTCCCAGAGATGAAACTTGCTGGAAATGTCGAAGCATTCCATCACTATGCTCGTGCTGCTCAGGAACCGCACCAGGATGCGTTCAGCATTGCTGTGAACCCGTCTGTCGATGGTTTGTGGCACACTGCAACCGTCGATTGGCAGCCAGGAAACATCTACTTCGAACTG